ACTAAACATGGTAAAGCTTTAACAGTACCATCATACATAAAAAATCCACCTTCGTTAGACATCCAGTATATCGCGCCATTAACGTAAGAAGCTGCATGTTGACCTATACATCCACAGTTAGTACCAACTTGTCTAACACTAAATGTAAATGGCGGACCAACAAATTGAATAACGTATGCAGCAAGATCAGTTAAAACAAATACGTAATCTTTACCTTGAAGGGCTGCTCTTATTGCATTACCTGTATCTAATCTAAACGTACCTGCGGTATTAGTAGCAGTTGGAGTGTAGATGTTTAAATTTTCTTGATTAGAAAACCTTACAAACATAGGATCCTGTGTGGTTACATCACCAATAGTTGTTTCAGTTCCAAAATGAAATAAATGTCTATCTCGATCAGACACTAAAGTAAATCTACTAGCTGTAGGATTGTTGGTGGTTTGAAAATTAGATGTAGTTAAAGATGCTCTGATTGTTCTAGCGTTCGATGCTCCTGCGTTCCATGTAAAAGTTTTACCATTAAATATAGTAGCAACTAATACTTCACCAAAATTATCAAGACTCCAGTTTCCTGGGTCTAAAACTACAGAGCTCGTAGCTCTAGCGGTGCCCCACGTAGATGCTCCCCAAGTTGATGTACTCCAACCATAACCTGTTGTTTGTATAGTCGGGCCAACTTCGACGTAAGGATTAACTGTTACTGCACCTGCAGCAGTCATACCAGTTCCTCCTTCGTTTCTTGAAGCTTGAACTGTAAACTTATCTATATCTGGAACAGTTAATATTTCATAAACTTTTTCTAATTCAGATGCTGTAAAATCTGAAGCTCCCGTGACAGTAACTGATGAAAGAGTCACATACCGTCCAACAGCTAAACCATGAGAACCTTTATTAATTGTTATAGTGCTTGATCCATTAGTTGTTGTTAATGTGCCTCCAGTGATTGCAGTGTCTAATGGAGTAATATCAAAAAAATCATTACCGTAATATAAAAATAAACCTTGAGATGTTCCAATTGCTGCATATTTTTCACCAGCTAAAGAGGTCCATGCTAATTGTGCTCTAGCAGCTCCAGGTAATGTTTTAGAGGCAGCAGTTAATTGTTCCCATCCTCCTATTTTTTCAGGAGCTGTATATCTAAAACGTACAAAGTCCCCATCTACCCATCGTCCAGGAAGAGCCGATGGTACACTTTGTTTGTTAAAACCGGGTGCAAAATCTACTTTTTTTAATGCCATAAGTGTGTTATAATATAGTTTAATAAATAATGAAAGTTAGAAAATGATCAGTTTTATAAGTAAAAATAATAAGTTAAATGAAGTTAAAAATAGCTTAACTATTACTTATCCTAGAACCGTAAATATAATATGCGGTAATTATCCTTATCCTCATGTGGTTCATAATTTTATATTAAATATAAAAAACAATTTAAATTCTAAAATGCAAAATTACACTAATGTAAAAGGAGGAATGACCACATGGGATCATTTTGTAGATGATGATAATTTTAAAGGCTTTCTTGCTTACTTAATAAATACTCATCAAACTAACTACCCTGATGTATTTAAATATTTTTTGGAAAGAAAAACAATTAAAGAAGCTTGGGGCAACGAAATAAAAAAAGGTGATAGTTTAAATTATCATAGTCATCCTTGTTGGCATGGAATCCTATATTTAACAAAAGGTTCTGATTTAATTTTACCTGAATTAAATATACAAATAACTCCCGAACCTGGAGACTATTATATATTTCCACCAGAAATATTACATGGTTTTTATAAAAGCAACGAAGAAGAAAATAGATATTCGTTGATATTTAATATTATGCATAGTAATCAATCATTTAAATACGAAGAAAAGGAGAAAATTTTATATGAAAGAAAAAACAGTTAACATAAATAATCATATTGGTGTTTATGATAATTACATCACACGAGAAGAATGTAATCATGCTATTCAATTATTTGAACGACAAAGTAAATTTAATAATACTATTAATAGAATGGGTTCAGAAAAAGTTTCTATTACACAAAAACAAGATTCACAATATTTTATAAATCCAGAAAATATGGATATATGGTGGGAAGAATTAAAATCAATGATAGTAAATTTTGATTTGGCCTGGGTTCATTATATGGACAATACAGGAGCTGCCGATGGTTATGGACAAGATAAATTTTATTACACAAATTTAAAAATTCAAAAAACACTTCCAACCGAAGGATATCATGTTTGGCATGTTGAACATGCTAAAGACTACATGTCTTCTATTAGAGCTTTTGTTTTTAGCATATATTTAAATGATGTAGAAGAAGGAGGAGAAACAGAATTTTTACATTTTTCAAAAAGAGTTAAACCTAAAGCAGGTAGGATAGTGATATGGCCTGCTGGTCATCCTTATTTACATAGAGGCAATCCACCTTTAAAAGGTGAAAAATATCTTTTAACATCTTGGATGAATTTAAAATAATGGATCATACAGAAAGTATAGTAGAATTAAAAAACATAATTAATCCAGAATTTATACAAAGAATTACACCTTTAATAAAACATAGAGCTAGAAAACCTATGAAAGTAAATGGAGGCATTATAAAAGATATTAGAAATGTAAAAGGTTATTCTTTAACTCACCAAAATCCAACTGATTTATTTTATTGGAATTTAGTAAAATCAGAAATAGAAAGAACTTATTTTCACTATAAAGTTAAATTTCCTCAAATGAATAGCTCTAAAATAAATCAAATAGATCTATTAAAATATACACCCGGTGGAAAATACGAAACACATACAGATCATTTTACGAATAATCCTAGACATTTAAGTATTATTATAAATTTAAATGACGAATATGAAGGTGGAGATTTAATATTTACTGATCAAAAAGAAAAAGAAATTAAAAGATTAAAATTAAATAAAGGAACTATAGTTTTTTTTCCTAGTAATTTTATGTATCCTCACATGATTGAACCTATTACGAAAGGAACAAGGTATAGTATAGTGGCATGGTTGCAGTAAATTTTAAATTAATAAAAAATTTTTTTACACAAGAAGAATTAAATTTTTTTCAAAAATACTGTTATAATAAATTAGATAGAAATAATGACTATGTATTAGATGGTCAATCTTATTCTCCAGCTTGGTACAATGATCCTTTAATGAATTCTATATTAGATGTAAAATTACCTAAAGCAGAAGAGGCATCTAAACTAAAGCTTTATCCTACATATGCATATTGGAGATATTATGTTTTTGGAGCATCATTATCAAAACATACAGATAGACCAGCATGTGAAATATCTATTACTGCTTGTATAAAAAAATATGATAATTGGCCAATTATTGTTGAAAATAAATCTTTTGAATTAGAAGAGGGTGATGCTGTGTTATATGCTGGCTATGATCAAGAACATAAAAGACCGGGTATATATAAGGGTAATGGAATGGCTCAAGTTTTTTTACATTACGTAAATCAAAATGGTCCTTTTAGTCACCATGCTTACGACAATGTTAATAAAAGTTCAGTAGAAATTATGAAGAATAAGAAGTAGGTCTTGCACCTAATCTAGCAACTTTGTCCTCTGCAGTTTCATCTTCAAGATTATCATTATCCCAATCAGATTGTAATTGAGTTAAGTGAGCTGAATCCCATCTAGTAGTAAAGTCTGTAAAGTCACCTAGGTTTGCATCTTCCCAGCTAGAGTGAGCAGTGTCATCTTTATACTCTACAGTATCGTTAGGATTTGCTGTTCCATATTGAATAGCCCAGATGTTTGAAAACTTACCTTGTCCCCAAAAAGAATCATCATTAATTATGTACGCTGTTGGTTGATTAGTATCTGTTTTAACTGAGTGATTTATAATTATCTTATCTTCTAATACCACTGTCCATGCTGCGTTTGTTGCCATAATTTCTCCTACGTCTTAATAATATATATTACAGTTAAATAAGGTTGTACAACTGAAGTTGCATCACCTGAAAAGTTTGCACTCATGTTATGTGAGTGACCACCACCTGAACCAGTGCTACCTGCACTAAAATTAAATGCACTAGCACCTTGTGCTTGTACGTTACCAATACCTGTAGCGTTAGGTGAGTTAGAACCTGGGTTTCTAATAGTAGGGTTAACTGGGTGACTGTGTGATGCAAGCTGTGGTGTTGATAAAGTTGCATTAGCTGTTGATCCCCCAACGTTTCCAGTTGAAGCTACAGTGTTTGCTCCACCAGTTGATGCCAAAGCTTTGTTATTAGATTTTCCGACAGCTACATTATCTTGTA